GGGATTCTTATAAATTTAGTTCCCTTTTGCGAAGTACCCTTTGAACCTAGTATAGTTCCTTTTTCGCCATTCGCTAATTTTGTATTACCGGAAAAATCTATTTTTACCGCTTTAGGGTTATTAGCGTCATAAGGAAATAACACCCAGTCTTTTTGCTTACCAACCTGATTTGACATTTTGTCCTCCATTTTGTTTGATTGATTCTTCTTTCTTTTTAAACAATACTTCTATTTCTTCCTGTCTTGTTTTAAATTTAGAATATAAAGAATTTAGTTTGGTTTGTGTTTTTTGTTCGTCTATTTGTTTTTCTAAATTATCGCTACTACCTTGTTTTTGATTTAACAACGCATTAGCTAATTCTTCCGCCGAAGCAAATTCCGTACCATGCAGACCAAAACTTGCCAAGCATCTACCTAAACTTGAAGTAAAAGCATTTTCTAAAGCCGAAGTTTTGTTTATAAAAGTGGCGTTCCTTTTTTCTTCTGCATGTCCGGTACTAAAAGGAGTATCGCCAATATACAAAGTTGTTTTAGTAATAACTTTATTATCGTCTTGGTAAATTAATTGTTCGTCAATTTTAGATTCCGGAAAAAATTTTAATAAATGATTATGTCTTTTTGCAACGGTTAAATATTCTTTACCTTTAAAATCCATTCCTTTTACACTTGTGGCTAATTTATCTATACATTCCTTTCTTCTGTCTTTAAATGAGCCTTTACTTTTTTCTTCCGTCTTTTGTGTCATGTTTCCTTTCATTTTGTTTTTTTTGTTCTATTTCTTTTAAAACTTTTGCATGTATGTAACTTTGATTTTTAGCAACTTCTTTTTCTTTTTTTTCGTATTTATCTAATTTCTTTCTTAGTTCGGTAATTTCTTCGTCCCTTTGTCTTAATAAACTATCTTGTTTCTTTTGTTGCTTTTGGTAGTTTCTATTTTCGGTTTGTAACTTAGCTATCTCTTTTAGCATCTTTTTTTCCTTTCATAACTTCGCTTATAGATAACTTATGAACTATCATGTCTTGGATAGCCCTACCTACAATACCACCAAAAATCATTCGCATATTAGGGGGTCGCTTTTTCCTATCTTTTTCGTCAAGAACGCAATAGTCGTTAAACCATTGGTCTATCGGTTTAGTTAACTGAGAGGGAGAAAGATGATCTGCCGAAAAGCAACCCCCATCTTTCTTATGCAGCCACATTTTACCTATTTTTATAAGCATTGATTCGGACACTAATACAAATATTGTAAAAAAACAATACATTATTTAATTGATTTATACATTAATTTTTATAAATCTAGGTTATGGACTTGCGATTCATTAATTATAAAAAAAAACGAATCAAAGTTAGTTGGGAAAATTGCGGAGACTGTCATGCAATATTTTACCCTAGTACACTTGAACTTCGAATCAATCCTAAATTATCAAAACAAATGTTGGCTAAAACTTTATTCCATGAACTTTGGCATATCATTTGTTGGGTAAATAAAATTAACATTAATAAAATTGGCGAAGAAAAAACAGCGTTATTAGCAGAAGAATTTATTCCAATATTAAAAAGGAATAACAAGCTAAAGAAACTAATTAATGAATATTTACGGTGATATGAGAATTTGCGTAAAATGTAAGAACCATGCAGACGTAGTTGAAAATGGTAAAGACTATTGCGCTGAATGTTGGTGGGATAGTTTTTCAAATACCGGCGTTAAATTAAAAGACTACCACAAACAAGAAGACAAAACAAAGGAGCAAGATAATGATTTTAAAAGAAAAACCGATATTAAAAGATTCGAAGAAGTATAAAATAATTTATGCCGACCCACCTTGGTACTTTAAAAGCTATTCTAAAAAAGGCGAAGATAGAAACGCAACCAATCATTACCCTTGTATGGAGTTCAATGATTTATTGGCTCTTAATATTAATGATATTGCTGATGTGGATTGTTGTTTGTTTATGTGGGTTACTGATCCTTTTTTGGAAAAATCTTTTAAACTACTTAAACAATGGGGATTTAAATATAAAACAATCGCTTTTACTTGGGCTAAAAAAAATAAAACAAATGATAATTTCTTTATGGGATTAGGTTATTGGACTAGGGCTAACCCTGAAATTTGTTTATTAGCTACAAAAGGAAAACCAAAAAGATTTTATAAAAATGTAAAACAATTAGTTATTGATAGCCGTAGGGAACATTCAAGAAAACCGGATATTATTAGAACTAACATTGTAAATCTTTGCGGCGATTTACCTAGAATTGAATTGTTTGCTAGGCAAAAGGTTCAAGGTTGGGATTGTTGGGGTAACGAAGTTTGATTGTAAAACTAGAACCTTACGAAATAGAGATGGCTTCGCAAGTTGCCAATAAAAGATACGTTGAAAATATAAAAATGAAAAAAACCTTTGGACATGGTTTTAAAGGTACGGAAGAAAAAACATTATCTTTAGGAATTTTAGGGGCTATGGGCGAAGTTGCTTATTGTAAAGCTAAGAATGTTTTTTTTAACGGAAGTTATAGCGATACTTATAACCGGTATGATAAAGCGGACGTTGGGGAAGATATAGAAATAAGAACCCAACAAAAAAAATATAACAATACGTTAATCATTAGGCCGGTTGAAAAAAAAGCTAAATATGTTTTGATTACTTATGAGGGTAATCATACATATACATTACAAGGTTGGTTTCCTTATCATAGTAAAATAGAAGATAAATACCTTACGGACTTTGGCCTTGATAGGCCTAAATGCTGGAGTATTCCTATAAAAGATTTATATAACATTAACGATTTATGACGGACAAAATAAATTTTAAAATTTTTAAGCCATTCGGTTCTACTTTAGCAAAAGCAACATTACCCCTAGACTTAATTAAAGATTTCAAAGAAGATTTGCAAAAGATAAGACAAGATAAACAAAAGCAAAAAGACCATGATTGGGGTAATAGACTTGTTGGCCATGTTGCCGAAGAATATCTTATAACGCCGGAAGTGATGTTGAAATGGAAAAGACAATTTTTTGACCCTATTATTGCTTCTTATACTAATGCCCATTACAAAGAAGACAAGATTAAAAGCATTTTAATTAATTCAGCTTGGTATGTTGTGTCAAAACCAAACGATTACAACCCAGCACATAGACATACGGAATATTCAAAATCAAAAAATTATCATTTATCTTGTGTTGGATATTTACAAATACCAAAATCAATGATTCCTACGGACAATGCCAAACAACATAATGATTTTTCTGGAAATACTGAATTTTTAGAGGGTTCGGAGGGTATGTTCACAGACGTTAATTATAGAATTATGCCAAACGAAATGGAGCGTACTTGGATTTTGTTCCCTAATAACCTTACGCATGTTGTTTATCCATTTAATTCAAGCGATAAAAATGATGAAAGAATATCTTTTAGCTTTAACGCAACTATTAATTTTGAAGAAAGTATAAACTAATCGCTATTACTTCTAGTATTATAATTGTTTCTAACATAGCTACCTTTACCCTTTTTGGGTTTGATTATTCGTAATTTGTAATATGCTTTTGTCAAAATCTTTGCAAAAGGATTTTTTTTTAATTTTGTTTTCATAATGTTTATAAATAATACCTTTTGAAGATAATATATTTCTTAATGTTAATTTAGCTACTTCTTCAATATTTATTTTTTGTTGTAGTTTCATTCTTTAACCTTTCTTTTATTACATGCGATACTTCTTCTTGTATTTCCGAACCAACCCAATTACGATTATTATTACTACAAGCTATCGCTGTTGTTCCGCTACCCAAAAACGGATCATAAACTAAATCTTTTTCTTCGGTAAAACTTTTTATAAATGTTTCGCAAATTTCTACCGGCATAGAATTTTTATAGCCGCTACCTTTTACCATAAATAAATCTTGTAATATTTTTTTATTTTGTGGTTGCTTTCTTTTACCTTGTGAAAAAGTAATTAAATGTTGATAAGGTAATTTATATAAATCAATCTTTGTTGTTTTTATCCATAACTTATAACTATAAACACTCCAATCAAGGCTAGTAAAAGCGTCAATAACCGCTTTATGTTTTGGAATGATACCGCCGTTTGCTTTCCTATCGGTTATGCAAATAGTTACAAAGCCGCTAATTGGATTAAAATTTTCAATAAAAGGTTTTATCCATGTATAATAACTATCATTTAAAACTAAACCAATTTCGCTAAAGTCAGGCGGCGAAGTAATAATATAATTATATTTAAAATCTTTATTTGTTAAGCGTTCGTAACAATCTTCTATATAAAATTTATTAATCATTTTTTTATATAATCTTTGGCTTCTTTTTCGGTTGCAAAAAACTTTTTTGTAAATACTTCCATATTTAAATGACTAAGTAACTTTTTAAGTTTAATTTTTTTAATTCTTTTTGAACCATGCAAAACCCTATAAACATATAAATCTTTTTTAATTGTCATATCTTTTGAAAAACTAATACGTTTTGATGTATTTTAACAACCTTTCTATTTTTCATAGAGGTTGAAGCCCTTACACTAGCCGAACCGATAGCATTTAATAAAATGATTTCATTGTAGAACTTCATTCCACATTTAGTAAAAGCTCTAATGGTGTCCGGCACAAAGCCGTAGAAATGGCCTTTCTTGTCCCTAAATTCGCCCACAACAAAACAAGCTAATTCTCCTTGTTTTAATAAATTGCATGACTTCGCAATTATTGATTCGTAAATTTTTAAAAATTGTGGGTATTCCATGTTGGAAATATCGTCTTGCATATCGCTATAAATTTCTAAATTACCATAAGGCGGACAACTAAAAATAAAATCGTAGTTTTCTATTTGGTTACTTGTTACGCCGTCTTTTAAATTATCTAAAATTTTATTACTATCGCCAATAATCCAATTTGGCTTTTTATCTTTTTCTTCAAAAATTTTGTCCGCTTGTAGTTTATTGCTTTCAACTTGTTCCGGCCTTAATTCAATACCGGTATAATCATGGCCTAAAGTAGCCGCAACAATACCCCTAACCGAACCCCCTGCGAATGGGTCTAATATCCTAGAATTTTCTTTGGGACAAAACCAAGTATAGGCCAATTCACAAACAACAGGGTCAAATATACTATGTTCGCCAACGTCTAATATTCTTTGCGTAGATTCGGCCGGTTTCTTTCCGCTTCGTTCGGCTTGTCTATGCCTACCGGCAAAGTGAGCACCGTCAACTTTCCGCCCTAATTCGCTTTCTATACCTAACGCTTTCCATTTATTACGTCTTCTTTGCCAAGAACCTTGTTTGGTATCAAATACGGAAAAAGGCGGTTCTATGTATTTGTCCCTTAATTCAAATTTTTTTGTTACTTCATTACCAAATAAATCTACTTGAATAGTTGGTTCTTCTTGTTTAAAATTATCCGCCATGTTTCACCCTTTCTTCGTAGGCCTTGTCCTCTTCTTGTTGCTTTTTAATTTGTTTTATTTCTTCTTTGCGAATCCATTCTTTCAAATCTTTTAGTGGAACGTAATCTTTAGCTTTTAAAATATATTTCCAATATTGTACGCCTTGAAAATAATAATTTTTATTGCAAACTTCTTTTAATTTATCCCAGAGTTTGTCCCTAGCATTTGGCATAGATTATTTCCATGCCGAACCCTTGAAACTATCAACTAAGGCCATGTTAGAACCATTAACGGCATAAATCATTATTTTAGCTTTATCGTCTTGCTTAACAATGTTTTTACCTTTTGTAATAGCTTCTTGTTTGCTAGGGTATTCGTATCGTTGCCTATCCCCTAAAGGCTTCCAATTAATACAAGTAAAGTATTCCGGATTGTCAACCGCTAGTATTTCCCTTTGGTTGAATTGCATTTTTTTAGACATAATATTGATTCCTTTCTAAGTAAGTTATATCAAAAGCCATAAGATATACAACACTAATACAAATAAAATATAGTAATTAGTTGTTTTCTTGGGTTTTTGGTAATGTTGTTGTATTGGATATTGGTAGATTTTAGGGTAGTCAATCCTAGCTTGTGTATCTTCAAAATCCATAAAAGTAAAAAACCTTTTATTTGGGTTCTTTTGTTCTAATAGGCTAGTAATACCTTTGTAATCTTTTGCTTTCATATTACAACCTTTCGCATTTGATTAAATCGTAATACTTATTATCTAATAAATTTTTAAGTTTATTAGTATTTTTAATCGTAGCGTTGTAAGATTTTTTAGCTAATGGCGAATCTATTTCATATCCAAAATTATCGCAAAAATCTTCAAATATTTCGCCGTCAACCCCTAGTGAATCGCACAATAAACAATCCAAAACGGAATCTAATTTTGGTTCACCTTCTATACCAAAACCTTGACTATAAAAAATAGTCATTTGTTTAAAGCCGTACCTTGTATCTAAATGGTTGCCGTTAAGTTTAAACTTTCTTTTAATAGTAACTTTGTAATGGTTCATGTCTTGATTATCCATATTAGGGTTACTATCCGCATAACTTGAACTTATTGAAAGATTATTATTTTTAATAAAATCTTTTATTGTAGCTTGATTCATATTTCCCTCCTTTTGTTTAATTTGTAAATTACGAATCATAAATAAAATTAACATAATACAAAACTTATACAAGATATTAATATTGATGTTCTTGCTTTGTTCTTAATTTTTTTTTCTTTGATTACCCTATATTTGGGTATATAGATGTCCGGCAAAGGGTTTATGAAAAATAAAGGGTTTTCAATGATTCCGAATCAAGTTATTTGGGACGAAGATATATCAAATGATGCGAAGCTATTGTTTTGCTATTTGCGTAGCCTTTCCGAAAAATACCGAACTTTAAGAAATAAGACTTTATTGTATAAATTGGGGATAAGTTTGAATACTTTACAAAATTGCAAAGCCGAACTTATAAAAAACGGCTATTTAAAGGTAATTAGAAAGACTTCGGCAAATAAGTACGAACTAGCTATTCCTAATAAGGTTGTTTTGCCCTACCCAGAATTTGGGCAACAGACTACCCAAAATTTGGGTAGTATTAAGAAGAGTAATACTAATATATATAATAATAAAGGGTTAAAAGGTTTTAAAAGATTAAAGGGTTTTAAACCTTAATATCAATGTCAAACTATTTGAAGACAACCCCCCTGCCTTACTACTTTAAAGGTAAGCTATTACAATCTTTTAGAAAAAACGATTACACAAAGGAAGAGAAGCTAGAAATAGTAATAAAACTTAACCAAGAATACGCTGCCGGAATGTTGCCGATTTCAAAATTAATATGGATTTACGAAAATGATTGTTTCGGTAAATATACCGTTCAATTAATAATTGACGATATGCTAGAAAAAGGAATTATTAAGCTAAATCCTATTACCCTTGACAAGCGAACATTTAGAAAGAAAAAAACAATATTTGACTGGTAATGATGCAACACTGTGATAATTATGTTACTCTACTAGCAACAACCCTTTCAGCTAGTTTTTATAAAGTTGCAACTTCGCTTGAGGGCGGTTCTTCCTTTCTTTACCGCCCCAAGCCCCAAGAAAGGTAAAACTATGGCCGGAAGAAAAAGAAAATTAACCGATAAATTAGCAGATAAAATTCTGGACTTGATTGCTGACGGTCTAACAATCAGACAAATATTTGAAAGGGAAGATATTAATTATACTTGGACTAGCTTTCGTAAAGAATTAGTAAGCAATTCAAATTTAATGGATAGATACCAAAAATCAAAAGAACTTGCTATTGATTTAGAATTGTCAAACTTGAAAGACAAAAGACTAGAACTAGAGGCAAAAATAGAATCCGGCGAAATAGACGGCAAGGCCGGACAAAATTTAGTTAATCTTTATAAAATTATTGTAGCTTCAAGCCAATGGTCGGCAAGTAAGTTAGCAAGTAAAAAATATGGAAAACAAGCGGAAGTTTTAACGCTTAAAGGTTCACAAAACGAACCAATTAACATTAGTTGGGACTTAAAAGGGTAATTATATGCCGATATATTAGTATTAAATTTATATTTTTATTACTTGCGTTGGTTTAAAAGTATTGAATTTATTGAATGTTTGCCATTTCTTGCACAAATAAAAAAGGTTTATTATATGTGAGATAATTTAGAATCATTCTAAACAATGGCCAAATTTCCAGTAATGCTAAGTTATCGGAAAAATCAGTAACGGTAATTGATAAGTTATCAATAGTAATAATTTAACGGTTTTTGGTTCTTGCTAAAAAATCTGGGGGGTTTTGAGCGACCGGCGTCCCTTTTTTGCCGACCGGCGTTTGATAAAAATAAATGGGTGGTATATACAAATAAAATGGACGATTACATATTAAAAACAATAATCTTTATTATGAAAGACACTAAAACCAATCAACCGGTTGTAGTTTCACATTTTCAAGGTTTCAAAGACGATTCGGAAGCTAAAGATTTTTCGGAATTTTTAAAAGATCAATTTATGCAACAAGAAGACTTTTACCCTAATACAACATTACATTAGGGGGGTTTTGTTTTAAAATGAAACAAATTGTAATCCCATACTCACCTAGGGAAATCCAAAAATTTTTGCATCAAAAATGCGATATGAACCGATTTAATGTTGTGATTGTTCATAGAAGAGGCGGTAAAACCGTTTTTGCTATAAACCATTTAATCAAGGCGGCCTTGACAAACAAAAACCCCTATCCAAGATACGCCTTTATTTCGCCATATAGATTGCAAGGAAAAAGTACCGCTTGGGACTATCTAAAACAATTTTCTTCTGCGATTCCAGGTACTAAGTTCAACGAATCAGAACTAAGGGTAGATTTTTCGGTCAACAATAGCCGTATTCAAATTATTGGAGCGGAAAATAGTTCGGCTATTAGGGGACAATACTTTGACGGTATTATTGTGGACGAAACACAAAATATTAGCCCTGATTTATTTGATACGATACTAAGGCCTTGCTTATCCGACCGTAGGGGTTTTGCTATTTTTATCGGTACGCCAATGGGTCGTAATTGGTTTTTTGATTTACATGAAAAAGCTAAGACACAAAAGGATTGGTTCACATGCGTATTTAAAGCTAGTCAAACAAAGATAATACCAAAGGAAGAATTAGAGGCAGCCAAACTTGCAATGTCGCCGGAATCCTACGAACAAGAATTTGAATGTTCATTCCAAGCCGGAATAAGCGGTTCTTATTTTGGCAATATAATTGAAGAACTTGAAAAGGAAGATAAGATAAAAGACTTTGAAATAGACGAAAATTTACCGGTCGAAACTTGGTGGGATTTGGGCATGAATGACTCCACCGTAATTATATTTGCCCAAAGGCGTAGCAACGGTGAAATTAGGATTGTGGATTGTTACGAAAATTCTAGTGAGGGATTAGAGCATTATTTTAATGTTATAGACGATAAACCCTACACTTATTCAAAACATATCGCCCCCCATGATATTAGGGTAAGGGAAATAGGAACTAATAAATCAAGATGGGAAACCGCAAGGGAGATGGGAATGGAATTTGAAATAGCACCTAAACTATCTATTGAAGACGGTATTGAACAAGTTAGACGTCTTTTGCCAAAATGTTATTTTCATAAAAGTAATTGCAAAAAATTAGTAGAAGCGTTAAAAAGCTACTGTAAACGATGGGATGAAAAAAATAATTGTTTTAGGAACAAACCCCTACACAACTGGGCATCACATTTTTGCGATAGTTTCAGATACGGTGCAATAACCGAACCGATTGAAAGAAGTAATTGGCAAAAACCAATTAGCGTCAATACAAGTTACATAGTTTAATATGGCAAAAAAAGATAAAGAAATTCAAGACATAGAATTACAAGGTATATTAGGAAGCCAAATAAGAAATTCCATAGGCTACTTAGGTGGAGAACTTTCTTCGCAAAGAAGAAAATCTATTGAATATTATTTAGGCGATAAACTTGGAACGGAAATAGACGGACGTTCACAAGTAGTATCAACGGACGTTTCCGATACGGTAGAAAGTATCTTGCCAAACCTACTTAGGGTTTTTACCGCTTCCGATAAAGTTGTGCGTTGCGATCCGGTTACGGCCGAAGACGTTGCGTTGAGCGAACAAGCTACCGCATATTTAAATCATGTGTTCTACAAACAAAATGATGGTTTTTCATTGTTATATAATTTTTTCAAAGATGCCTTAATTGAAAAAAATGGTTTCTTAAAAGTTTATTGGGACGAAAGCGAAACAATAGAACATGAAACTTATAGAAATTTAACACCGGCTGAAAAAGAAGCGTTAAACGATACCAAAGATGAAATAGAAGTTGTTGAAGAAGAAGTATTGGTTGACGAAGTTGTTAAAGAACAACAAAAAATGGCAAAGGAACAAGCCGAAGCACAAGGTATAGATATTTCAAATGTGGAATTTCCAGATCCGGTTTTATATAATTGTAAAATTAAAAGAATTAGAAAGAAAGGCCAAGTAAAAATTGAAAGTGTTCCGCCGGAAGAATTTTTAATTGAAAGAAAAGCTAAAACTATAAAAGATTCTGATTTTGTTGCCCACAAAGTTTATATGTCAAGAAGCCAATTAATTGAAATGGGTTTTGACGAAGAAACAATAAATAATTTACCGGCTTCACAAGACCAAAATTTTAATACCGAAGACGTAGCAAGAACAAGAAACATAGAAAGTTATAATTTAGATACGCCTACGGATAAATCTACGGAAAAAATCCAAGTATTTGAAACTTACATTAGATACGATTATGATAATGACGGTATTGCCGAACTTAGAAAAGTAATTTGTGCCGGAGAAGACGGACATTTTATTTTAGAAAATATGCCATGCGATAATGTTCCGTTTGTTACGATAACACCAATACCAATGCCGCATAGATTTTACGGAAGAAGTATTTCGGAATTAGTAGAAGACATTCAATTAATGAAATCTACCGTTATGCGTCAACTTTTAGATAATATGTATCTTACAAATAATAATAGGGTTGCCATAATGGATGGTATGGTCAATATGGACGATTTATTGACTACTAGACCAGGCGGTGTTGTTAGAACTAAACAACCACCAAACCAAGTTATGCAGCCATTACAAGCTCAACCAATTTCACAACAAGCCTTTCCTTTATTGTCATACCTTGATAGTGTTAGAGAAGTAAGGACAGGGATTTCTAAACAAGTTCAAGGTTTAGACCCCAATACCTTAAATGCTAAAACCGCAACAGGTGTTAATGCGTTAATGACACAAACGCAAATGAGGTCGGAATTGATAGCAAGAGTATTTGCTGAAACCGGCGTAAAAGATTTATTTAGAAAAATTTTTGAATTGATGGTTAAATATCAAGACAAACAACAAATCGTTGAAATGAATAATACTTATATTCCGGTTAAACCTACGGAATGGAAAGACAAATTCAATATAAATATTGTTGTTGGGCTTGGTACAGGTTCAAAAGAACAACAAATAATGATGTTAAACAACATTTTAGAAAGACAATTACAAGCATTTAATCTTCAAGGCGGTAAAGAAATGCCAATGGTGACATTGAAGAATATGTATAACACATTATCTAACATAATTGAAAACGCAGGACTTAAAAATGTGGACGCTTACTTTGTAAATCCTGATATTGGCAAACAACAAATGCCACCACCACAACCACCACCGTTGACACCTATTGAAAAAATAGAATTTACTAGAATTGAATCCGAAGAAAAACGTAAAATTGCCGAACTTGAATTAGAAAGACAAGAATTAATGCAAAAAAATCAAGAAATGCAATTAGATTTTGAAACTAAAATGAAAGAAATGGCATTGAAGTACAATACACAAATTGATACGGCAAAAATAAAAGCAGATGCCGATTTAGATAAATTAATGGTAGCCGGAAATAGCAAGATACTTGAACAAGCCCAAAAATCTGCTAAAGTGCTATCGCAGCAAGTACAAGGATTAAATGGAAACGAAAGACCAGTCGCTCAGGGAAGAGGAAGTCAGCCGATCTCACCAAGCGAAACAAATACTGGAGAATAAACTTTTTCAAGAGTCAATAGACGAACTTAAAAAAATTTATTCTGAAGCATTGTTGGATAAAACAGGTGCTAAAGAAAGCGATACTAGGGAAAAACTCTGGATTGCTTATAATGTTGTTAGCAAAGTAGAACAACATTTAAAAACTATTCTTGAAACCGGTAAATTGGCGGAAAAACAATTAGAAATTTTTCGCAAAACCGAAAAAGAAAAAAAATTTTAACCAAATAAGGTTAAAATAAGCCAAGTCATAAGACAGCTTAACAATAGGAGATGACTTTATGTCAGATACAAACCCATTACTGAATAATTTTTCAGTACAAGGTGCTGCAAAATCTATTGAGGGAATATTAGACCCTAATACGGCAACTATTAAACCTCAACAAGAAGCAACGCCTGTTGAATCAAAAGAACCGGAAGCGAAAGCCGAAGATAATCAAGAAGTTCAACAACAACCAGAAGCTCAACAAGAAGAAATTCAAGAAGCTCCTGTAGAACAAGAAGCTCCAGTAGAAAATGCTATTGAAGAACAAGAAACCGATCTACACCAAGTAATCGTAAATGGTGAAAGGATTGATGTTGACCTTGAAGAATTAAAAGCAGGTTATCAAAAGGATGCCGATTACAGACGAAAAACAGAAGAATTAGCTTTATCAAAAAGAGAGCTAAAGTCGGAAGAAGATCGTTTGAAAAACCAGTATTCAACTAAGTTAGACGATTTAAATTCGCTAGTGTTGACTTTGAATGCTGAAATAAACAACGATATGAGTTCTAAGGAACTTGACCAATTATGGGAAGAAGACCCAACCGAAGCGGCAAAGATAGACCGTAAGATTCGTAGAAGAAGAGATACTATCGCTTCTGCACAACGAAAATTAAAGGAACATCAAACTGCACAATTTAATAATGCGGTTGCGGAAGAAAAGAAAAGGATAAGTTTAAAATATCCTGAACTTTACGACCCAGTTAAAGGCCATGCTCTTAGACAAAATATGACGAATTATTTATTGGGCAAAGGATTTAATCAAACCGAAATAAGTTCAATTTATGATTCAAGACAGTTTGATATTATAGTTGAAGCTATGAACTATCAAAATAACAAAAAGTTGAAACCAACTTTAGTTAATAAAAAAGTCAAACCGTCTAAAGTTGTTAAATCAGGCGTAAAAGCAACAAAAGAAGAACTAAATTCTCAAGCTAGGTTGAATAAATTTAATTCGTTGAAGAAATCTGGAAGCCCTAAAGACGCTACCGATTTACTTCTTCGTTACATTTAACAACTTAACAAATAGGAGAAGAAAATGGCTGTATTTCAAACTTACCAAACAGTCGGCATAAGAGAAGATTTGGCGGACATCATTTATTCGATTTCCCCAACTGAAACACCTTTTATGTCTGGGATTGCTAAAGAAAAAGCAACCAACACAACTCACCAATGGCAAACAGATGCTTTAGCAGCAGTTGCTGCAAACGCAGCCGTTGAGGGAGCTGATATTACTTACGGAACAATGTCAGCAACAACTAAAGAAGAAAACCACACTCAAATTTCAACAAAAGGTGTGCAAGTTTCTGGAACAAACGAAGCAGTTACTTCAGCTGGTAGAGCTAACGAATTAGCTTATCAAGTTGCAAAAGCAGCAAAAGAATTAAAAAGAGATATGGAAACAGCTCTTTTATCTAATGTTGCAAAAGCTGCAGGTGACGCAACAACTGCTAGAAAATTAGGCGGTTGCCAAACTTGGATTGAAACTAATGTTGACGCTGGATCTGGTGGATCAGGTGCCGGAAACGGTGCTATCAGAACAGATGGTACTCAAAGAGCTTTTACTGAAGATCAGTTAAAAGGCGTTTTGAGAAGTTGTTTTAACGAAGGTGGAAACCCTAATATGATTATGGTTGGTGCTTTCAATAAACAAAAACTATCTGGATTTACAGGTGGTTCAACTAGATTTGATTCTGCTGAAGATAGAAGATTAATTACTTCTATTGATGTGTACGAATCAGATTTTGGTACGCTTCAAGTTGCCCCTAACAGATTTATTAGAGGTGCTAATAGTACGGCTGCTAAAAAAGGCCAAGACGCATTAGTTCTTGAAATGGATATGTGGGCTGTTGCTTTCCTAAGAGATTTTGCTCTACAAACTCCTGCACAAACAAAAGATGCAGATCAGAGATTTTTAGTT